GCAGCGACTACAGCGGCAATCGGCAAAGCAGCCGCGCTTACAGCCGCAAATCCAGCCGCAATCGCGGGCGCAAGCGCAACAAAGCTCCCGAACACCACTAGCAACGGGCCAGCCGCCGCAGCCAAGGCCGCGACCACCACAGCCGCCGTTTGCACGACCTCAGGCATATCAAGAAAGGCCCGAATAACTGGCGCTACGACTTGCTCTAGCTTGGCAAAAGCATCAAGCAAACGATCCCCCACCGCCTCTTGCAACTCACGCCAAGCTTGCGTCTGATCGCCACCGGGCGCGGCATCGCGCGCAGCCTTGGCCGCGCCACCATACTGCTTTTCAAGCTCCTCTAGGATAATCCCCTGCGCCGCCGCAACATCGCCAGATTCCGACAGCGACTTGATTAGCGCCTTTTGATCCTCAGTAAAGGCCACGCCAACACGTGAAAGCGCAGTGATACCCTTTATCGGATCGTTCAGTGCCTTGCCCAACTGGATCGCGCTAGATTGCAGATCCTGCCCAAGCCTTGCCGACAAATCCACCGCCGCTTGTTGCGCACGGTCAAAAACATCGCCGGAGACGTTGCCGAACGTCAAAAGCTGTGCAGTAACCTTGCCCAGAATATCAGTGCGGTTGAAATTGCTAAAAGTCGCCAGCTCCTGCGCCGATGACTTTAGTTGACCGGCAGTCTTTCCGCTAGCATCGCCCATAGTGCTTAGGGCTTGCTCGACTTGTGCAAATGCTTCACGTGCCTGCACGCCCGCGTCAAATGCAGTCTTTCCAAAAATGGTAAGCGGCGCGGTAACCGCAACACTCATTCGCGCCCCGATGGATTGCATAGAAGAGCCCACCTGCTGCATACGCTGACTAAGCGTCTGCATGCTCTTTTCAGCTTCCCGCGAACCGCGTTTGAATTGCGCGCTTTCAAGCCCAAGAGAAACAAGCAAGCTGCCCAGCATTGTAGCCATTAGCTCGGTTTCCTCTCGATCCGCGTGATCGTCATATTCGCGCCCTGCGCCTGAAAAGCCCGCAACGCTTCTAGCATCTCTTGGGGGCTTTGCGCAACCGGGGGCTTTAACTTGCGCAAGTAGTGATTAAACGGCTTCAATTTGCCAGCCGATGCAGTGGCCGAAAGACTTGCCGCCGTATATGCCCGCCATAAATCCGCCTCAGTCTCACGCTGATTACGGCGATTAATGCCAGCTAATACCGCGTCAAAACTAGCAGGGGTTTGCTTCCAGAATGTTTCGCTGGATTGGCCAGCCTCAGCCCACGCCGAAAGCAAATCCCAAAAGTCAACCCGCCCGGTTAGCGGCTCTTTTTTCCGTTTCCCGCATCTGACTTAGGCGACGGCATGGCCTGCACTACAGCCCACGCCACAATCTCCATCGCAGCCTCTAGGCCCATATCACCAATGACATTGCCAGCATCCGACGCGGTAGCTTCCGGGTGATGATGCAAAAGCGACTGGTGAAAGATAACGCGAAGGTCACTGAATTTAATCTTAGAAGCCGCCGCAGCCAAGGCCGCAGGATCGTCCCTGTCCTCTACATTCACACTACCCAATAGCGGTGCGACCATATCCAGAAACGGGCGATCATAACGCTCTTCGATTGCGCAAATCGCGTTAAAGTCAAACCGCGCTGTCCAGTCACGGCCCAGCGCGGTAAACTTGCGTTCGTCAGCAGCCATTAAACGACAGCCGCTTCAGTGCTCGCGCCGGTAAAGCGAACAGTCACGGTCGCAGTCATCCGATCATCAATCGGGATGTTGCGCTCGTAGCCCTTCACAATGCAATCGCCGTCAATCTGCCAGCCCGTGTCACCATCAGGGAGGATGATGCGGTAAGAGCGGGTCACGCCATCATTGACAGCAGCCCGCAAAAGAACATCGCTCGCGCTACCCGGCACGAAGTTAATTTCAATAGTGCCATCGCCGTCTTCGATCAGGCCAGCAATATACTCACGGCGGCGATTGGCGGACTTGAAGTGAGTAACCTCAACATCAGCCGTTTGCGGATTGGGCGGGGTTACGGAAATAACCTCGGCAATCTGCGTCAGCGTGCCACTGGCATTATCAAGCCAAAACTCAGTGTCCCAACCGATCAGCGCGTCACTCATGTCTTAATCCTTAGCCATGCCAAATTTCAAAATCTACCATGTCCCTAAAGACAAGGCCCGTATCGGTGTATTCATCCCGGTTCAAAACGTTATTAATAAACGCCCGCCGGAACGTCACGCCGCCAACCGTAGCAGTCGGCACTATAGCCGCAATGACAGCTTCACGCAAGGCCACCGCTTGCGCTCGCGTCAACCCATAGCAATCGGCCTGCACCCGCGTTGCTCGGTGATTAATGTTGCCCTGATAGTCCTGCGGGCGCGGGTCGTTAACAATCGTCAACACAAGAGACGGGTAAGCTTCGCCCTGCGGCCTAACACCCCAGTGCACCTTAATGCCCACAATAGCCGACACCGTTGCATCATTAAGCAGCCTAGTCCGCAGTTGCGTTTCCATTACAGCCCTAGCCCCGCCCTAAGCGTGTCGGCATTTGCATCCAACGCCGCCCCGCGCTTCGCTACTCTTGCGCTCTTTCGCGCCGCTCTCGCTGCCGATTTCTCAATCTCTGCGCGCAAATCATCGGCAAGACGGTCAAGCGCAGCGCCTTTCTTGCTTTCCCATGCTGGCCTTCCAGCGGGCTGCGCGGGGTTGCTCTTGTTTCCAAATTCCTGAATCTCGGCATAAATATGCAGGCGGCGGTCTTGGCTTTCGTCAATTCCAATAAACCTAACCGCCTGATCCTTAGCTACACGCTTTTGAATGCCCTTAACCGCACGGCCAATCTTGATTGCCTTGCGCAAGTCCCCATCCTTTTCAGGTGCAAGCCTAATCCATTCATCACGAATAGGCTCCGCCGCCTTCTCAAGAGCGCGCTCCGCCGTGCGCTTCCCAACGCTACGGCCCAATTCAGCCAGCGCGGCCTCTAATTCCTTACCGCCTTTGAATGATACAGTGACAGCCATCAATCCGCCACCGCCACACCAACAATCTCGATCCCGCGCCGCCTGCCAATTTCAGACACCGCCTTAATATCATAAAAGCGCCCGCCGAACGACACTCTATCTTTAGGCGTGACTGTGCGCGTAACACTATCGTCCCGCAACACGAACGTCATCGGAACCTCAGCGTCCACCCCTTGCTGCTCAAACACCTCGCGGCCCCGCGATACAATCCGCTGTGCCTTGCGTGTCGCCAGCGTAGCCCACGCGCCCGGCTGCATTGTAAAGCCATCATCAACAGCCGCGCCTTGCCGCTGGATAACCACAGCACGGTCTAGCGCCCCGGCCTTCATGCTCCCAGCCATCCAATGCGCCAGCGGTTTAGCAGCGTATCCACTGCGAACGGGACTGGCATCATCGCCTTGTCAGAAACTGCCTCGCGGTTTTCAAACCAATTCGACAGCATCAAAAGTGCAGCGTGCTTAATTCCCGCCGGAACCTCTGCCATGCCCAACTGAAGCTCAAACGTCACAGCATCGCCGCGATCATACATCACCGGCCACGTAAAACCCTCAACAGGTTCCAGATATGCGAAGTCCTCATTCGCCACTAGCCGGAATTGGTTTACATTAATCTCTTGCTCGGCATTGTCAGCGTCAAAATAGGCCACGCTTCGCAGCGCCTTCACCGGCACAAGCGGGATATTGATAATCCCGGTCGGCACGTAGCGAAGCGCATACGTCCAGATTTGCTCGCCAACCGCCTTGCCAAGCATACCCTCCGGCCCGTCAATCATCTCAGTGACAGCCGCAATCAGCGCCGTGATATAGCTATCGCGGTCGCTATCCACATACTCAAGATGCGCTTTAGCCTCTGCCAAAGTCAGCAGCGGATCAGGTGCAACCGTCATAGTCAGAACATGGACTGGCAACGTCCAATGCGGGTTGCCGTGATTGCCACCTTGCGGCATTACTTAGCCGCCTTTTCAACCTTCGGCGCTTTGATGGGCTTTTCCTCGCTTACAGCGCCCACAGCCTTAGCCGCGATTAGCAATTCAGCGGGACAATCTTCGCCCGGCATAAAAATGCGCGGATAAATTTCGCCATCAATAACGCCCGAGAACTCTTGCGAAAACTTCATTTCAGCAACTCCAAAGGTAACGGGGGGCGCGAAGCCCCCCGCACCATTCATCAAGCAGCGATATTCAGCGCCTTGAGTGCTTCCGGGTTAAGCAAGCCGCCGCCTACACGCTTGGTCGTGTAGAACTGGACGTAGGGCTTGTTGGTGTAGGGATCGCGCAAGATACGGGTGCCGACGCTATCAACGATCAAGTAGCCCTGATCAAAGTCACCGAACAAGATTGGCTTCGCAGCCGCTGCAATGTCAGGCATCGCAGGAACTTCAACCATGCCGTAACCCATGAGGGTCTGCGGCATCCCGGCCTGATAGGACGGCTGCCACAGATAGTTGCCGTCGCCATCCTTAAGCAGCTTGACCGCCTTCATAGTGTTGCGGTTCATGACATAACGCGCATTGCCAGTAAAGGACGAAGGCAGCGAATAGGTGAAGTTCACAAGCCCGTCAGACGTCAGCGCAGCAGCCGCACCCGAATTGGTAGCGAGGATCGCGCCGAACGGGTGAGCCGCAGCGTTGGTGCCGCCGGTCACATAGGTCAGGACGCCGTTGGGGCGGTTGTTCGCACCATTGCCCGAAACGAACGCCAAGTTTTCCTGAAGCGCGAACTCGGTCTGCACTTCACCCGCAAGCCAGCTTTCCAGATCGACAAGAGCGTCGTCCAGAAGCTGCTGAGTAGCAGCGGGATTGGCGTAGATTTCGCCAACGCGATAGGCGAGCGAACCCATCGTGGGGGTTGCCGTTTCGGTGCGAGCGGTGGTTTCACCAACCCAACCCGAAGCCGTGCCCCGCAGGTTGAACAGCTTCGAAAAGCTGCCGGTGCTGATAGTCTGGACGCGGCAAATCTGACGCATCCGCGACACTTCAATCAGCTTGTCTGTGATGGTGCGATCCCATTCGGTCGGAGCAAGATAGCCGGCTTCCGCATCCGCACCCTTATTCAGGGATGCCTGCACATCACCCTTGCGAACGTGCATCGAAAACGCCTGAGTATACTCAGGGTCACGAACACTAGCACCGCGCCCGCCATCCATTTCAGCAGCCGTGGCGCGCGCGTTCATTTCGTCAATTGCAGCCTGAAGGTCAGTAACGGTCGCATTAACCTTGTCCAGTTTGTCGCGGGTCACAACGTCATCGAACTTGGCTTCAACGCCCTTGATTTGCTCGGCGTGCGCGTCCTTGAAGGAAGCAAACGCGCTCTGCAAATCAGCAATGATGCTCTTGGGATCGGATTCAGCGCGGGCCGAAAGAATGCCGCGCGCATAGGTCTTCGAGATATTCATAACAGTTTCCTTAAACCTTAAGGGTTTGAATTAGGGACGCAATGTCCCCCGGTTCAAAGCCAGCGTTCGGCGTAGCTTTCTGTTCAGCAGCGTTCGGCGTGCCAAGCGCATCCCCAAAAAGCTTGCGCCGCTCGACACGCGGGACACCTGCTTTAGCGAGGGTAGCATCTAGGCGAGAGCGCGCATTACGCGAAGCGTCATCGCCGGTTTCCTGATATTCTGGAATATTAAAAGTGCTGTCTGCAAATCCATCCTGAATAGCACGCTCGGCCCGAAGCCAAGTTTCAGCCGCCATCATGGCCTTAATGTCATCAACGTTACCACCAGTGCGTGCCACGTAAATGTCAGCCATGGCAGCGTCAAATTCAGCAAAAGTGGAAGCCGCCTCACGCATGTCGTCCTGATTGCCAACAACAACGCCCCAAGAATTGTGGATCATCATCATCGAGCCTAGGCCCATCTCGATCTCATCGCCAGCCATCGCAATGACAGAAGCCGCCGATGCTGCAAGGCCCATAACACGCACAGTCACCTTTGCAGGATGCTCGCGAAGCAAGTTGTAGATAGCTAGCCCCTCGAACATATCGCCGCCGGGTGAATTGACGTTGACGGTGACAGGCTTAGTCCCGATATTGCGGAGAGCGCCAGCAACGCGACGCGCGGTC